AAGAAACGTATGGAGTTTCCAGAACTCAAAGAACTTTGTATACAAGAATACAAAGACTGGGAACCAGATGCATTTTTAGTAGAAAAGAAATCTAACGGCGCTGCGCTCTACCAAGAGATGCGAAGGATGGGTATTCCCATCGGAGAATTTACACCGGGTAAAGGACAAGATAAAATATCTAGGGTAAACGCTGTATCAGATTTGTTTAGAAGTGGTATCGTATGGGCACCAGATAGAAGATGGGCTCATGAAGTAATAGAAGAATGTAATGACTTTCCTAGTGGTGCGAATGATGACTTGGTTGATAGCACGACTTTAGCATTGATGCGGTTTAGACAAGGTGGATTTATTAGACTACCTAGTGATGAACCTGAAGATATACCAGGATTTAGAAGTTCCCGAAACAGATTATATGCATTATAAGGAAATAACATATGGCAGACATAGATAAAAGTTTATCACAAGCTCCACAAGGATTAGAAGCAATGGCTATGAATCAACCTGATCTAGCTATTGAAATTGAAAATCCAGAATCAGTCACACTTGAAGACGGCAGTATGGAGATTACAATCCAACCTGGTACAGAACATGATGACGAGTTTAATAAAAACTTAGCAGAAGATTTAGACGAAGGTCAACTTACAGAATTATCTGGTGATTTAGTTGGCGAATATACAGCTGATATTGAATCAAGAAAAGATTGGTTAACTACATACGTAGAAGGATTAGAATTATTAGGTCTTAAAGTTGAAGACCGAACAGAGCCATGGGCTGGCGCCTGCAATGTGTATCATCCCTTAATGACAGAAGCGCTGGTTAAGTTCCAAGCTGAAACTATGATGGAGACATTCCCCGCTGCTGGTCCTGTTAAAACGCAAATCATTGGTAAACAAACTCCAGACAAAGAGCAAGCTGCTGAACGTGTACAAGAAGACATGAACTATCAGCTTACCAATGAAATGCCTGAGTATCGACCAGAGCATGAAAGAATGCTATGGGGTCTAGGCTTAGCGGGTAATGCGTTTAAAAAAGTTTACTACGATCCAAACTTACAACGCCAGGTTGCTATGTATGTACCTGCGGAAGATATTGTAGTTCCATATGGTGCTTCTAATTTAGAAACAGCAGAACGTGTCACACACGTGATGCGTAAGACAAAAAACGAATTAAGAAAATTAATGGTAGCAGGATTCTATAGAGATGTAGATCTTGGTGAACCGTTCTTAGATATTGATGAAGCAGAGAAAAAGATTGCAGAGAAGTTAGGATTTAATCCTACAGAGGATGACAGATATAAGATCCTCGAAATGCATGTTAATTTAGATTTAGAAAATGGCGATAGCGAAGATGGTATTGCAGTTCCATACGTAGTTACTATTGAAAAGGGAACAGGTACTATCTTAGCAATACGCCGTAACTGGAACCCAGACGATGAACTTAAATTAAAACGTCAACACTTTGTACATTATGGTTATATTCCTGGTTTTGGATTCTATTGCTTTGGTTTAATTCATTTAATCGGTGCATTTGCTAAATCAGGCACAATGATTTTACGTCAGTTAGTTGATGCAGGTACATTAGCTAATTTACCAGGTGGTTTGAAGTCAAGAGGTCTACGTATTAAAGGCGATGATACTCCGATTGCTCCAGGTGAATGGCGTGACGTAGATGTACCATCAGGTGCAGTACGTGACAATATCTTACCACTTCCTTACAAAGAACCATCACAAGTATTACAAGGTTTGATGAATCAAATCATCGAAGAAGGTCGTGCATTTGCTAATGCTGACGGATTAAAAGTTTCAGATATGTCTGCGAACGCTCCAGTCGGTACTACATTAGCTATTCTTGAAAGAACTCTCAAAGTAATGTCAGCTGTACAAGCTCGTATTTACTATGCAATGAAACAAGAGTTTAAATTACTCAAAGGTATTATTAGAGATTACACACCAAAAGAGTATTCATACGAACCTGAAATTGGTGATAGAAGAGCTAAACAATCTGACTATGATAATGTAGATGTTATCCCAGTATCAGATCCTAATGCTGCAACAATGTCACAGAAAGTTGTACAGTATCAAGCAGTTATGCAAATGGCTCAACAGTACCCACAAATTTATGATTTACCAGAACTTAATAAACAGATGTTAGAAGTATTAGGTATTAAGAATATTGGTAAGTTAATTCCAAGTGCTGAAGATCAAAAACCAAAAGATCCTGTTACAGAAAATATGGCAATTATTAACGGTAAACCTGTTAAAGCATTTATATACCAAGATCATCAAGCGCATATTGCAGTTCACATGGCAGCCATGCAAGATCCTAAGATTTTAGAAATGGTAGGACAAAATCCTATGGCTCAAACTATTCAAGCTGCAGCGTACGCACATATCAATGAACACGTAGCGTTTGAATATAGAAAACAATTAGAAGAGCAATTAGGTGTACCACTACCTAAACCAGATGAAACATTACCTGAAGATGTTGAATATGAATTATCTAAAGTGATGGCTGAAGCTGGTAAAAAACTTGCCGCTAAATCTGCTGCTGAAGCTCAACAACAACAAGCACAGCAACAAGCACAAGATCCAATCATTCAAATGCAACAACAAGAATTGGCACTTAAAGCGCAAGACTTACAAATTAAACAACAAAAAACTCAAGCAGATATTGAGATAGAACAAATGCGAGTACAAATTGAGAAGATGCGAATTGATTCTCAAGAAAGAATTGCAGGAGCTCAACTTGGCGCTAAAGCTGTTATGGATAACAAACAACTTGAAGCAGAACAATTACTTCAAGGCACTAAAATTGGTGTAGAAGCAGTAAGAGCTAAAGAACAATTAGCACATCAAAAAGAACAAGCTGAAATGCAACGTAACTTACAAAAGGAACAAACACAACAACCCAAGGAGTAACACATGGACCAAACGCTAGAGCTATTATTGTCTCGAATAGATGATCAGCGCAAAACAGTATTAATAAATTTAGGAGACGGAGCAGCAAAAGATTTTGCTTCGTACCAAAATATGACCGGATATATACGAGGTTTATCCGTAGCAGAAAGTATTATTAGAGACCTCGCACAAAGAATGGAGACTTATGACGATGAGTGACATACTCACAATGAATAAGAATTTAGTTGATGCAAATGGTCGACCAATTCATATTCCGACAGTAGATGAAGTAAAAGCAGAAGATATACCGATTGAAGAAAGAGGTTTACAACTGCCAGAACCAAAAGGGTATAAAATTTTATGTGCTATTCCAGAAGCAGCGGATACATATGAAAGTGGTTTAGTTAAAGCAGGACAGACTAAACATATAGAAGAACATTCCACTGTAGTTTTATTTGTAGTTAAAGTGGGTGATATGGCTTATAAGGATGAAGTAAGATTCCCTACGGGTCCATGGTGTAAAGAGGGCGATTTTGTTCTAACACGTGCATATGCAGGTACTAGATTTAAAATCCACGGAAGAGAATTCCGCATTATTAACGACGATACTGTAGAAGGTGTGGTTCAAGACCCACGCGGCTACACTCGCGCATAAGGAGATATATAAATGGCTGAAGTAAAAGACGGCGATATTGTATTTGAATATCCAGATGATGATGAAATACCAGCAGCTAAAGCTGGCGAAGAAAAAGAAACTGAAGTAAAACAAGCCGAACCTAAAAATGAAGTTAAGGTAGAAGCAAAGGTCAAAGATAATGATATTGATCTTGAAATAGAAGACGATACACCTCCACAAGATAAAGGTCGTGAACCTTTACCAAAAGATGTGGTAGACGAATTAGAAAAAGATACGCTCGATGACTATTCTGAAAGAGTTAAACAGCGTATGGCTCAGCTTAAAAAAGTTTGGCATGACGAAAGACGTGCTAAAGAAGCTGCAGACCGAGAAAGACAAGAAGCAATTAGATTTGCTCAACAAATCGCCGAAGAAAATAAAAAGTTAAAAACGACTTTAAGCTCCGGCGAAGTAACTTATATTGAAACGCTTAAAAGCTCACTAGAGCAACAATTAGCGATGGCTAAGCGTGACTATGGTGAAGCTTATGATTTAGGCGATAAAGACCGTATTATTGATGCTCAACAAAGAATGAATGAAGCTCAACTTCGTTTATCTCAAGCACAACAATATGAGCCTAAATTTAAAAACACTTTACAAGAGGACGAAAAAGAGGTATATATACCACAAAATCAACCTCAAGTTCAAAAACCTGATTCTAAGGCACTTGCTTGGCAAGAAAAGAATGATTGGTTTGGTAAAGATGAGGAAATGACAAGTCTTGCCTTAGGCTTACATGAGAAATTAATTAGAAGTGGGATCAGTCCTACATCTGATGAATATTATCGTCGTATCGATGGTACGATGCAAAAACGATTCCCAGAATACTTTGGGGATGCAACGCTAGACGAGGAAACACCCGCCGAGCGCACAAAACCTTCGACTGTAGTTGCTCCGGCAACGCGTAGCACCGCGCCTAAAAAAGTGCGTCTGACGAAGACACAAGTAGCGTTAGCCAAGAAATTTGGTCTAACACCGGAACAATATGCAAGAGAAACTTTAAAATTGGAGAAATTAAATGGATAAAAGATTAGATCGTGAACAAGAAGCAAGAAGTGAGTTTGTAAGACCTGATAGCTGGAAACCTGCATCATTACTACCTGAATTTAAGAAGGTACCTGGTTGGGCTTACAGATGGATTCGTACAAGTGTGATGAATGACGCGGACAATCTAAATGTGTCTTCCAAAAT